TTAAAACTGTTCAAGTAGAATTCAACATTGAAAAAGTGATTGAATTTCTATTTTCCATAAAAGCGGTGAATGAGGAAACAGAGTTCCCGCAAGAAAAAAGTTACTTATGCAGATATTGCGAATTTCAAGAAAATTGCGAGAAAGGATGGGACTATTTTATGAAGTTACCAGAAAACAAAAGAAGGAACATTGAAGCAGTTGAAAAGCGTGTGCTTTGGATTTACGGTGTACCGTTTTGCGGTAAAACCACCTTTGCAAACGCCTTCCCCGATCCCCTTATGCTGAATACGGACGGCAATATTAAATTTGTCGATGCCCCGTATATCCGCATTAAGGATGAAGTGAAGGTTGAAGGCAGGCAGACGAAAAGAACCCTTGCTTGGGAAGTGTTCAAAGATACAATTTCCGAACTGGAAAAGAAGGAAAACGATTTCCGCACAATCGTTGTTGACCTGTTGGAAGATTTGTATGAGCATTGCCGCTTGTATATGTATCAGCAGATGGGAATTTCCCATGAATCGGATGATTCGTTCCGTGCGTGGGATAAGGTAAGGGGTGAATTTCTGAACACCCTGAAACGCCTGATGAACCTTGATTATGAAAATATTATCCTGATTTCCCATGAGGACACAAGCAAGGATATTACACGCAAGGGCGGCGATAAAATCACAGCAATTAAGCCGAATTTGCAGGATAAGGTTGCAAATAAGGTTGCCGGAATGGTGGATGTGGTTGCCCGTATCGTTGCCGATGGGGACACCCGAACTTTCAGCTTTAAGAGCAATGAAGTTATTTTCGGCGGCGGTCGCTTGAAAGTAAGTGCAACAGATATTCCCCTTGATGTGGATGCCCTGTTTGCTGTTTACGATGAAGCGAACAAGAACGCAGCTTCCGGGGCGGCAATCAAACCCGCAACCCCGGCAAAAACGGGCAGAACAAGCAGAAAGAAAGTGGATTCCCCTTCCACAGCCACAGATAAGCCGCAGGACAGCCCGAAAGAGGAACAGGCGGTAAATGATACCCCCGAACAGGAAACCCCGCAGGAAAGCGAACAGGAAGCCCCTGATAGTGAAGGGGTTGAAGATGCCGCAAGAGCAGCGGCGGGCGATCCCGATGAACCCCCGTTTGATGTAGAACCCACAGAAACCCCGGAAACAGAAGAAAAACCCCGCCGCAAGCGTAAGGCGAGAGAATAAAGAAAGGAACAGGTGAAAAATTATGCCGAACAACAAAGATATGGATGCGCTGGGCGCATTGTTAGGGCTTGGAATTATGGGTGCAATTCTTGATTCCAACGAAAAAGGAACGCCGGATATTGGGGATATGTTGAAAAAAGCGAAACAAGGGCAGCCAAACCCCTTCAATGCTGATCTGGCAGCTATGGCAAAGAAATCTGCTTCCACAGCGAAACAGCTTTATGATGCCTATGTGGATGTTGGATTTACACAGGCACAGGCTTTTGAATTGGTTAAGGGTATCTTGACCGCAAAAACACACTAAAACAGAAAGGTTAAAAGGTGAAAAATTATGGCTAACATTTGGGACGAATTCGACAAGGCGATTGATACGGAAGGACTTGCAAAGGATGTTGAAGAAGCCGCCGAAAATGGCGGTAGGCGTGATGTTCCGCATGATACATACGAGGTTGCAGTCAACAAACTTGAACTGACAAAGAGTAAAAAGGGCGATCCGATGGTTACTTGTTGGTTCAAAATCGTTGAAGGCGAGTACAAGGGCAGCCTGATCTTTATGAATCAGGTAGTAACGCAGGGATTTCAAATTCACATTGCAAACGAACTTCTTCGTGCATTGGTTGCAGAAATGGATGAACCGATTGATGTTCAGTTCAAGACCTACAACCAGTACGGCAATATGATTATGGATATTGCGGAAGCCATTGACAACAACTTTGAATATTCCCTTGATTACAGAGAAAACAGCAAAGGCTACAACGAATTTGAGATCAAGGAAGTTTATGTACTGGAAGATTAAACGCAGAGCAACGGGGCATTTTGCCCCGGTAATGCGGGGGAACGGTTGCAACCCCGTTCAACTTTCAGAAAGGAGTGATGAAACAAGTGCTGTTTTATGATTTCGAGGTTTTCAAGTATGACTGGCTTGTTGTGGTAATGGATATGACCGCAAAGAAAACCCATGTAATAATCAATTCCCCGGAAGAACTTGAAGCCTTATATAAGGCAAATATGAGGGAAATATGGTGTGGTTTTAACAGCCGCCACTATGACCAATACATTCTAAAAGCTATCCTTTGCGGGTTTGACCCTAAAAAAGTGAATGATTATATCATTGTAAAAGGAAATCCCGGTTGGAAGTTCAGTAGCCTTTTCAACCAATACCCTTTGAATAATTACGATGTAATGATGAACATTGATAGGGGCTTGAAGTCTTTTGAAGGATTCATGGGAAACAATATCAAGGAAACTTCTGTTCCTTTTGATATTGACCGCAAACTGACAGAAGAAGAACTTGCTGAAACCGTGAAATATTGTAAACACGATGTTGAACAAACGATTCAAGTTTTTCTGCAAAGGAAAAAAGATTTTGAAGCCCATATTGGGCTTGTGAAATTGGCTTGTCAAGGAAAGCCCCTTGATATGTCGCTGATAAGCAAAACTAAACCGCAGCTTTCAGCAATTATTCTTGATGCCCGCCGTGATATTGACCGGGACGATGAATTTGACATTGATTTTCCGTGTTCAATGCGAATTGAAAAGTATTCAAAAGTGGTTGAATGGTATGAAAACCCTGAAAACCGCTGTTATCAAAAAAACGGGAAGAAAAATCAGCTTGATATTATGGTTGCCGGAGTTCCACACCAATTTGGATGGGGCGGTGTTCATGGGGCAATTCCAAAGTACCACGGGAAAGGTTACTTTCTGAATATGGATGTTGCTTCCCTTTATCCTTCGTTGATGGTGCAATACAACCTTCACAGCCGGAATATTGCCGATCCGCAAAAGTTTGTTGAAATCTACAACCAAAGATTGAAATACAAAGCGGAAAAGAACCCGCTGCAAGCCCCCTTGAAGTTGGTGTTAAATTCAACCTATGGAGTAATGAAGGACAAAAACAATGCCCTTTATGATCCGTTACAGGCGAACAGGGTTTGTGTTTACGGGCAGTTGCTATTACTGGATTTGATTGAACGCCTTGAACCTTATGCGGAAATTATTCAATCAAATACAGATGGCGTTTTGATAAAGATGCCGGACAATGTACCGGGTGCAGGGGTAGACAGTGCAGAAGATGTTTGGTACAGCCTGATTGATGATATAGCCCACGAATGGGAAGTTAGAACCGGGTTGAACCTTGAATTTGACGAATACCGGGAAATCTACCAAAAGGATGTAAACAACTACATTATCATTGATTCGTGGGGGCATTGGAAGTCAAAAGGGGCGTATGTGAAAGAATTATCTTCCCTTGATTACGATTTGCCGATTGTCAACAAAGCATTGGTTGAATATATGGTGCATGGTGTTCCCGTAAGAAGAACCGTTTTAGAATGTAACGATTTGAAGGAATTTCAGCTTGTTTCTAAAATCAGCGGAAAATATACGCACATTCTTCACGGAAACAAGGTTATCAAAGAAAAGTGCATCAGGGTATTTGCTTCAAAGAACCCTTCCGATTCCGGGGTGAAAAAGGTTCATGCGACAACCAACAGACCCGCAAAAATCCCGAATTCCCCGGAACATTGCTTCATATTCAACGATGAAGTGAACGGGGTTGAAGTACCTGAAAAGTTAGATAAGCAATGGTATATAGACCTTGCAAATAAAAGATTATCAGATTTTGGGGTGATAGTATGACAGAAGATTTATATAAAAATTGCCGTTGGTGTCATTGGTTCGAGAAAGGAAAATGCCTTCACGGAAAGACCTTCAAAAGCGGCGGGGAAACGGATATTCGATATTACGCAGAAGAAGGCGTTATCAGTGAAGCCATAAAAGAAGGGTTCGCCGAAAGGGAATTTTCCACATTACAGCGCAATCTTGAAAGTTCACTTTCAAAAAAGAAAGCAAAGGAATTCATGCAAGCCTTCTTTGAAGAACTGGAAGTAGCAAAAGCAAACTGGACAGAAAGCATTGATGAAGCTGTTACCACAGCATTACAAAATGCGATTGATGAAAATGCAGATGAAGCGGCAGAAATCATTGATCCAACAGAATTTTGTTGCAAATATTTCATGTAAGGCGGTGATTGGAATTGTTCTTCAAAGGTTTTGTTGAAACCAAAAATAAAAAGTGCAT